CGTCCGAGGAGCTCTCCGATGCCGCGCCGGCACCAGCGTCGCCTTCGTCACCCGTTTCGGTGCTTGACGAGCCGTTAACGGCTTCCTTGAGCTCCTCGACGCGTGCTTCGGCTACAGCCTTGCCGCCGGTCGTGATCTCCTCGCCCTCAATGCCAGGCCCTGTGATCCGATATCTGCCGAAGCCGAGATGCTCGATGGTGAACCCATCGCCCTCATCCTCTTCGACCTCTTCGGCCAGTCCGCCCTCAATGTGATCGCGGGCGTGTACAGCGGGAGCCGGGCCGACATCGCCGGGGTTGAAAACCAGCATGCCGAAATTGGGAACGAAGATCGTAAAGGGCTTGAGCGCCCGAATGCGGATGACATCCATGGATCACCTGTCGATTTGAGGAAGCAGGATCTGTCGGCGGCCGGTTTTGGCCAGCCGCCGGTCAGATTGGCCCCTGATCAGGTATTGCGGCCGGTCAGCAGCGCTTCGGGCCGGGTGCACATGTGCAGCGGATAGCTGTACACCTCGGGCTGCACCCACATGTTCCGCTGCAGGTCGCGCACCAGCATGGAATAGGTTTCCTTGCCGACCGTGTTCACGGTTTCGAGCGTTTCACCCGGACCGTTGATCCGGCGATAGAGGCCGGGCACGCCCTTGACGATGAACTTCGCCTTGGTCGCGCCGATCGCGACCGTCGAATTGTCGTCGGTGCCGCGATAGTTGACCCAATCGACCTCGCCGAAGCGGAAGGTCGAGAACACGTCGGCCGAGCGCAGATTCTCGGCGGCCGTCCAGTTGAGATAGGTCTTGCGGACCTCCGGATGGCTGACGAACTGGTCGAAGAACGTATCTCCGCACAGGCCGATGATCGAAACGTCCGGCCCTACAACGCCACCCAGCGCGCGGATGATCGGACGCTTCACCGAATTTTTGATGAGCGTGACGAGCGCGCCATCGGTCGGCGAGGCGTTATCGAGATCGAAGTCGATCTCGGACGGCTCGGCGATGCCAAACTCGGTGAAATAATTGTAGATCAGCGTGGTGCCGTCGCTGTCGTAGAGCTTGCCCTGCAGCGCACCGAGACGGTGATACTCCATGGTGAGCTCGAGATCGCGCATCAGCTTCATCTGCTTCTGAGCGATCAGGGCCGCCACCGTCTGCACTTCGCTTTCGGTTCCGAACGCACGCACGCTCTGAACCTCCGCGGCGAAGACCTGGTCGGCCTTGGCGACGCGGGGGATGGAGAAGTTGCGCAGGCTGCGCTTATCGGTGACGCCCATCGGCGGAGGCGTGCCGCGCTGAGACGTCGGCACCAGCGTCAACGTGTTGCCGACCTGTTCGATCGAAGCGATGTTGGTGGTGATACCCTCGCTCTGGAAGATCCCGAGCGAGCCGATGAACGAGGGGACGTAGGACAGCTTCTCGATGGCCTGCGTCATGGTGATCAGCGAGAATGCGTCGCTGTTGAAAATATCCATGCTGGGCATGGTTGTTGATCCTTTCGTGGATGAGCGACGCCATTCCCGCCGAGTGCGCCCGGCGGGTCAGGTCGTCAGATGGGTTGAGGGGTTAGAGCCTCAGAGGCAGCGGATGCCCTTGGCGAGCAAGGCTGCCTTGGCGGTCGTCTTCTGGGCGGTGGTCATGCCCGACTTCCAGGTGATGTCGTTGGCATTGATCTCGATCGGGCCGCGCGCGATGACCACGCCGGGGGTGTCCGCCGAGGTCGCGTTGACCGCACCGCGCAGGATGCCCTTGACGATCTGCGAGCCGTTGGTCCCAGCGGGATTATATTCGACGACCTTCTCGGTCAGCGCCGAAATGGTCACGTCGAATCCGTCGCCGACGATGAAATCGGTGCCGCCATCAGCGAGCGCGAACTTGATCTGCTCAGCCCACGTACCGGCGCCGCCCGCCATTACGATATCGCCAAGCACGATGCCGTCGGGATCCTCGATCCGGAAGGTGCCGTTGTTGGTGGCAGCCGCGATGCAGCGGACGGTGTAAACACCCTCTTTCACGCGCGGCAGGATCGGCGTGGTGCTGTCGAGCGTGAGCGTGCCGGTGCCGGTGTTGCCGCCGGACTTCGCCGCGGATGCGGACGTGCCGGACGGCACCGCGCCAACCACCGCCATCGCGGCCAGGTTCTGGCCGGACAGCACAGTCACGGCATCGCTGCTGAAATTGGTGTCGAAAGCGAGGCCAATGCCCTCGCCGTCGTGCTTGCCTTCGGTAAGCGTCGTCATGTCGAATGACCTTTCGAGTGAGGTTCAGAAAAAAAGTGGATCAGCCCTTCTTCAGGGCACCGACGCTGGCATAAGCGCCGGCCCAGATGTCGGTAGCCTTTGGCCCGGTGCCGTCGCCGGCATTGCCGCCGCCGGTGCCGAGGTCAGGATTCTTCTGCTCGCGCATAGCGGCGAGCATCTGCGCGCCGGATGCATCCGGCATCTCCGCCAGCATGCCGACGATCTCGTCAGCCGAGAGCTTGGGGTTGCCGAGCAGCTTTGCAGCCTGCGCTTCGCGCCCAGCGAAGTGCTCGGACGCCATGACGGCGAGCGCGCGATCCGTGCCGGCTTTCAGGCCATTCGCGAAGGCTTTGGCGGCAGCCTTGGAAGATGGCTTCTTCGCAGGGGTATCGGCCGGATCCTCGTTCTCGGTGTCCTCGTCGTCACCGCCGTCGGCAGCGTCTTCGGGGTCCGGCTTCATTGCAGCATTTGCGGGCGCGTTCGGTGCCGCGGCCACGCCGAGCGCTGCAGCCATGGCGGTTTTGGTCTCGGCGGACATGCCGGCGAGCAGATCGTCGGCACTCAGATCACCGATCGTCTTGCCGTTGATTTTGGGTGCAGCAAGCCGCAGCCCGGAATGGACTTCACTCATTTCATTGCTCCTTTTCGGAAGTTCAGGCGTGCGCGACCTTTTTGCGCAGCGCGTCGAAAACATCGGCTTCACTGCCGATTCCGTCGATCAGTCCGGTGGACATGGCATCCTCACCGGCGAACCAGTCGCCCTCGAGCGCAAGCACGTCCTCGACCGACATGCCGGCGCGGCCCTGCGAGACAACCGATGCGAAGATCAGCCAGGTCTGATCGAGCCATGCATCGATCTTGGCCAAGGTTTCCTTGTCCCACGATTCGTAGGGACCGCCGCGGGCCTTGCGCTCGCCGGCCCGGCGGAGGGTTACTTCGATCCCGTTTTTGTCGAGCGCGCGGGTGAAATCGGCGAGCATCGTCCAGACGCCGACCGATCCGACGACCCCGGTATCCGGCATGAAGACGCGATCCGCGACGCAGGAGAGCGCGTAGGCGGCGGAGCAGGACATTTCGTTGGCATAGGCATAGATCGTCTTCCCGCCGTTGCGCGCTGAAGCCTTGAATATCTCGTCGGCCAAGGTGAAGCACCCGGCTACCTCGCCGCCCGGAGAATCCACGTTGAGCATGATCCCGCGGACCGCCTTGTCGGCCATCGCCTCGCGGAGCTTTCGTGAAATCTGATTGTAGCCGACCATGCCAGACCAGGGATCAAGGCCGGACTGCTTCTGAACCAGCGAACCGTCTATGGGGATGATCGCAACGCCGTCCTGCAACTGATAGAAGCGCGTTTGCGGCCGCTCCTCGCCAAGTCCTTCATCGGCGCGCTGCTTCAGTTCCAGGGCACCCAAGGTGGTGCCGTCGATCCGCGCGAATTTGGTGATGCCGAGATGATCCATCAGCGCCGCGCAGACCATCTCGGCCTTGGCGGGCTCGATCATCAGCGGACAGTTGAACAGTTTCTGGGCCAGCCGGCCAAAATCCCTCATGCGGCCTCCTGCGCGCTCGCGTGGTCTTCCGCATCCGGGTGTGCGTTCGGGTCGGCCTGCGCCTGTGCCTGCACCACCGGTGCCGCTTCCGGAATATTGAGGCGTTGCGCCATGGCGCGCTCGCGGCTGCGCTGGAGCATGATGTCGCGATAGTCGACGCCTTGCTCGGCGCACTGCATCTGGAGCGAAGATCGGTTGGACGCGAGGTCGAGATCGCCGGCCGTGCTCTCTTTCACCGGATCAATCTTTCCGCGCCCGGGACCGATCCAATCCGCCATCGTCAATGCCGAGCGCCAGCGATAGAAATTTGTCGGCCCGCCTGGCACCTTCACGCGCCCCAATCCGATCGCCTCTTCAAGCCAGGCCGCGTAAATCGGCGTGCAGAAGCCTTGGCTGAACAGGTGGCGGTCAGCCATCAGGCCGCGCCAGGTCTCGTTGAGCAGCGTGCGCGCGCTGGAATAGTTGATGGACGACCAGTCCTGGCTGAGCTGCTGGTAGCTCAACCCGAATTGGCCAGCGAGCGAGCGGAGCACGGCTCCTTCGAACGCACTGAAGTTCGACGCGGGACGCTCGGCATTGAGCATTCCGGCCTTCTCGCCAGGCATAAGCTGGATGCCCTGAACGCCGCCGCCGATGAGGATCGGATTGTCGGCCCGGAAATCCATCTGCTGCTCGACAAAGCTTTGCTCGTTTGCGTCTGCACTCGGCGCGAAGGCCTCTCGCACCTGGTCGGCTGGAGCCGGGCTTTCGATGAAGAACGCATTGATAGCATTCCACAGCGCGGCCTCCAGCTCGGCCCGATCGTAGCGGTCCAGCATCTTGAACCGGCTGAGCCCAGCGGCGATCATCGAAACGCCGCGGCGCTGCTGCGGCCGCCGCTTGGATTTTACGTGGATGAAGCGCGGGCGGCCGGTCATGCTCTCGCGCGGCACCGTTTCCCATCGCAGCCCGGCGAAGTCAGTGAAGATGTCGCCGGGATGATCGACGCGAAGGTCGTAGGCCACCGCGGCGCCATTGGCATCGAGGTGAACCCCGCCGCGAAGCAGGCGGCTGTCGGGAGCGTTGTCCCGGTTCTCGAGGCGATCGGCATCAACGACCAGCACTGCGGTCTGATATGGTCCGCCACGGTCGAGGTCGTAGATCGCAGCACATGCTTCGCCTTCGCGGGCGAACTGGAGATAGGCGAGCCGCACCAGGCCGCCGAACTGGAAATCGCGTTCGACGTCGCACAGAAACCGCGCATCATTGGCCCAAATGCGAAATTCGGCCTCAACCTTGGTTGCCCATTGTTCCGCCCATTCCGGGCTCTTTCCCATCGCTTCGAAGTCGGGCTTCGCCTCCAGCCGGATCTTCGCGCCAACAATCGCATCGGTGCGGGTGTTGATGCCGCCATTGAACCACGCGTTGTTGCGGTCCATGTCGCGGACGCGCGCCGTGATCTTGTCGCGGCCGCCAAGCATCTCCGCATCGGGAGAAGAAAGCTGCGGCTGGAAGCCGGCCATCTCGCGCGTGTCGTTGCGGGCAGCGTCATAGGCCCGGCTGTTGCCGCCAAATGTTCTGGCCTGCGCGCCGCCGATGCCGATGCTGCCGAGCACGCGGGAAATCAGGCTCATCGGTCGGAATACACGAAACCGCCGATCGCCCGACGGCGAGGGGTTCCGGCCTCCAGTGCCTGGGCCTGGGCAATCTCCTGCTGGAGCTGCTTGATATAGTCGGTCAGCTGCGAAAGAGTCGCCTGCGAATAGTTCACACGCCGGCCATCGCGCCAGAGTTCGACGACCGTCTGCCCGGTCGCCAACGCGTGGCGCGCGGCGATAGCATCGTCCAGATAGGTCTGCAGCGTCGCGGAATCAGTCAATGATGCCAGCTCCTTGGTTGGCCGAGGCCACCTTGTCGAAAATGTTGCGGCGTTTCTGCGCCGGCCCTTCGTCACCTGTCTCAGCCGACGTGTTCACCGGCATCGCCCACGCCGGCCGCCGTACATCCCATTTGATCTCCGCCCGGTCGGGCTTCAGCATCAAGCGGACGGCATTGGCATAGCCGAACAGGTCGAGCCCTTCGTTGGGCCCGGTCCTCACCCACTCGTCGTCGATCAGCTGCTCGCCCAGAAACTCGTCGAAGGTCGATGCCGGCAGCCCATGAGCGAAGAAACACTGGCCCGGGCCACTATCCTCGACCTTCAGCCATTCCACCGCCTGCACCTTGAGCTTGTGGACGCCCAAATCCCATTCGTCGATGACCGGCAACACCGGCTGGCCGTTCTCGTCCTTACTCACCTTGCGTGGCGTGACCGGAACTTCCGGCGCCATCTTGGACCGCGCACCCTTGATCAGCCGGACCTTCTGCCAGCCCTTCCAGTGCTTACCCTTCCGCGCCATGCGGCGCGCAAACTCGCGGGCCTTCTCGGTGACATGACCGTCGCCGGTGTCGATCGCCATTGCGGCGACCGGAAGTCCCATCGACGGATCCTCGACGAACGGAACGATCCGATCGAGCAGCGGCTCGAGCACCGACCAGTCCTCGATGCGCTCGGCCGGCCGAAGCTCGCGCTCCTTCCCGTCAGCCCACCGCCTCCGGGTCAGCGTCTCGCGCTCGATCAGCCAGGACCGCGATTCCAGGTCCCAGCCGTAGATGCTGATATCGAAATTACGGTGCCCGACATCGACCGCGGTCGTGACGAACATCGCATCCCGCGGCACCGTGCCGACCACGAAGCGCTGTTCGCTCTCGGTCACCCGCTCGCGAAGCTTGCTCGCCTGGAGCGGCGATCCCTTGCCGCCCAGATATTCTTCACCCAGCGACTTCGCAGTCACCTCGCGCAGCTTCTCGGACTTGCGCGTCCGTTCAAAGAACACGAGCGCTCCGACATATTCCTTGGCCAGCTCGCCCAGCTTCACGAAGGGCGACATGGTGCCGTGGATCCAGAAGCCCGCCGTGTCATTGGGCTTGATTTCGCCGTTAACG